GAGGAAGAAGAAGAAAAAACACCGCCCGAGGGCAGATGGGACTACGACCATGGGCCGGACCATATGAGGGAAATATTGGAGGGCTAAAATAACACAATGGTTCCCGCCGCCCGATGCGCCGCAAACGTAATTCGGAAACCAGCAAGGGCGGAAACGGGGCCACCACTTTCACCAAAAAAACAAAATGAAAAACGAACTGACAAAAGACAGAATTGACCAATTCCTTGACCTATTTCACCAAGGCATTGCCGCATGGATCAAAGCCGGGGAAATCCTGGTCGAGTTGACTGAGGACGATCCTCACGCTTACGATTACATTATCCATCGATGCCCTACGCTATCGGCTGGAGTGCTTGGACGCTTTGAAGAGATGGGGCGCAAAACGCTTCACCCGCAGTTGCTGCTAACATCATCACCCGGCTTTGCTAAGCTGCAAAAACTCCCGTTTTCTCTCCAAGAGCGCTATGTTGAAGAGCCGATTCCAATCATCGTCCATTCCGAGGGCGGGACGGACGTTTTGCTAGTCAAGGCCAAAGAAATGACCAAGGAACAAGCCGCTCAAGTCTTTACGGGCAACCGGGTTCGCACCGAGGGCGAGCAAAAAGCATACATCATGCAGCAGCGGAGTGAGCAGGCGCGACCAGTGGGAACTAATCTATCCGCTTGGACCGTCAAAAACGGCCGTGTGATTTTCAACCAAGGGGCGAGTCTATCCGCTGGCGAGCTGGCGACAATCATCACGCAGCTAACGAAATGAGCCAAGAGCCGGAACAAGAGGCGTGTGGGGAAACCCATCACGCCGGGTGCGCCTGCCACGAGCAAGGATGGCGCAACAAGTATCAGATTGCCGTCGATATGGCGGCACGCGCTCAAATTAAGAGTGAGTTGCGCGGAGACGCGATGATTGACGCCGTCAGACTAGCGGAAGAACTCATCATGGCGATATGGGTGAATAACGCCAACGGGACATTCAGCACTGCAACGCCGGAGCAGTTGAAAGACTGGCTAAGACCACGGATTGAGCGGCTTCAAGCGATAGAAAGGAAAATTAATGGCTAAGCCGAAGAACTGGGATGCTCTGAGTGATGATGCGCGGGAGTCTTGGCGCGTGAAAGGGAGAGAGTCCCAACGCAAATACTATGAAGCCAACCGTGAGAAAGAATCGGAACGCGCTCGCAAATGGCGTGAAGCTAACCCCAAGAAAAGCATTCAAATTAATCGCAAACACAAAGCCAAAGCCCGCACCCAAGCCGATGCAGATCGCTTTTTCCAACTGATGGGAGCAGCGGAAGAACTAACAAAAATAATCAAACAGAGAAAAGATGAGCAAACCGAAAAAATGGGAAACGATGAGTGAGGACGAAAAAGCCGCTTGGAAGGCAAGGCGGGCGAAAGAAGATCGAAAGCACCGCGAAGCCAACCGCGAGAAAAGGCTCAAAGCTAAACGCGATTGGAGCGCTAAATACTACCGTGAAAACCGGGAGGCAATGGTGGAACGCGCTCGAAAATGGCGGGAGAATAACCCCGAAAAGGTCAAAGAGATTCAGCGTAAGCGGGATGAGAAAATCAACAATGATCCGGTTTTGCTAGAGAAGAAAAGGCAAAAACACAGGGAACAGCTCAAGAAGAAATTCCCTGACCGAAAGCCAAGGGTTATTTTGACACCGCAAGAGAGGAAAATGCGGGCAGCGGAGAGATCGCGGATTAGTTACTGGAAAAACAGGGGCGTCATCCTCGACAGGCATCATGCGAAACGGGTTGCGGGCGAAATTGCCACGCCGCAAGCCACGATCCGGCGATCAAAAGCCAAAGCCATCCACAACCAAGTGACGATCGAGCTGCGTGCCATGGCAGGCCGTGAGCAGACGCCAGAGGACTTCGAAAAGCTCATGCGCATGATGGGAGGTGAACCATGAAACCGCTTAATTGGGACAAGCTCAGCGAAGAGCGCCGGGAGGAGATCCGGCAGATAAACAAAATGGCATCGCGGAGATACCGGGAGAACAACCGCGATAAGGTGCGAGAGGCCAATCGAAAATACCGCGAAGCTAACCGGGAGAAGTGCAAAGAAAGGTGCGAGAATCATTACTACAAGGACAAGGTTCGAAAGCCAAAAAAGGATAAGATTTTCAAACCCGGCATGAAAACGCCGGAAGAAATGGCGAAGATGATTGATTCGATGATGGGTGAATGATCGTTTGAAAAACGCGCAATATTGACGGCAAGCGCGAAATATCAACCATGCATTGCATGGAGGATCACGAATACATCATGCGGAATTGCTTGATCGTGAGTATGGCGTGTGATGCGTATTACAAGCGCAAGGGCATGCCATGCTTTGATTTCCGAGGAATTATAAGCCATGCGGACGACGATCGATCGGACGATGATCCGCCGGATTTTGTCGCCATGGCCGAATCTAAATATCAAGCCGACCTCCGCAAAACCCAGCGAGCCAAGGAGAAATCCCGCCGCATTCAAGCCGTGATGAGCGGTGAAACACTGACACGGAAGGAACTAAGTGGAGAAGTTTCTTGATGCATTGAAGGCGCTAGTAAGGCGAAAGGTCTTCCCAACGACCATGACCACGCGGGAACTCCAATCCCTCGCGCCCGCTATCCGTCAACGTGCGTTTTTCAGTGCAACCATTGCCAGCGCTAAGGTTTTGCACAAGTTCAGGCGAATGCTTTTCGATTGGCAGGCGGCAACCGTTGAAACAGTGACCAGTCCGTCTGGAGTGCAATCAGTGGCCTACAAGAGCAGCGGATTGGCGAACTTCCGCGAGAAGGCATCTGACCTCCTAATAAGTGAGGGACTAGCCAAGGACAGCGACCTCGCCGATAGGCGTATAACCAGCCTAGTATCCAATGCCCGTCTGAAATTGATTTTAGTGACCAACGTCGAACAGAGTCAAGAATTTTCTTCGTGGGTGGTTAGAGTTGGGAATCAAAACTACCTCAACGCATTCCCCGCCGCGAGGTTCGCCCGTCGCCCTGGAGCCTTAGAGCCACGAGCAAAACACGTTGCGGCCGAGGGGGAGGTGAGGCGGTGGGATGACTTCGCATTTTGGTTGCAACAAAATTCCGAGGACATCGGAGGATTTGGGGTTCCGTGGGGTCCATGGGGATTCAACTCCTACATGACACAGGTTCCCGTGGGGAGAGTCGAGGCAATCAGGCTTGGCCTAATCCGCGCCAACGAGGTTGTCAGAGTGCCAGACGTTTCAAGGTTTGGCGTATCGCTGGCGACCAGATACAATTCCAACGTCGAAGCCGACGTTGACGATATCACGCCGGAAATCCGGCAACAGGCCATATCCAAGATCGAAAGCCGAATCGGGCCGGGAGTTTTGAAACCTGACGGGAAATTGACTCTAGAAGCCATCCAACGATTGAGAAACCTATGAAATTAACGCAGGAAACACAAAAAGACAAAGGAGTTTACATTTACGGCCTTTATTGTCCCGATGGAAATCTTAGATACATAGGAAAGGCTAATGATTTAAAGAAAAGATTCGCGTCTCACATGAGGGACTCAAAAAGAAAAACTCCAGTCTATGCATGGATAAGATCATTAATATCAAAGGGTAAGAAGCCTGAAATGAGAATGATTATGAAAAGCGATAATTCAAATTGGGAGCGTCATGAAACTGAAGAAATCGCAAAAGCCAGGCTAAATGGTGATGCCATTCTTAATTTGGCAGATGGAGGTAATCAACCTAAATGCAACCATGAGACAAGATACAAAAACGGGAAAAATTCTCACAATGGGAAGTATCCTGGTATTTTTAGGGCGAAAAAAGCCTTAGGCAAAATACTTAAATATTACATCAATTCAGAAAATTCAGAAAAAGCACAATTCATTAGGATGGTGATTTCAAAAGTAAATTCGATTCCTGAAAGCAGAATGGAATGGTGCGATTCTCAATACTCAAAAATGAAACTGCCATGAAAAAACCATGCAAAATCAAACAGGTGATAAGCTCCATAGAGTCTGGACAAAGCGAGAGATCAGCGTGCGAAAGTGCTGGAATTAACCGATCCACATTTAGGAGCGCAGTATTAAAACTCAAAGTGGTTGACCAATACGCGAGGGCGCTTGAGGCGCTAGCGCAGAATCAAGTTGAACTACTTGAGGAGGCGATTGCCGATATGAGATCTGGAAAAATTGATGCTGCCATGGCTAGAGTTGAAATAGACGCTCGAAAATGGTTCGCTTCAAAATTCCTGCCGAAACGATACGGCGACAAAATAGCGCAGGAGATCAGCGGGCCAGATGGCGGGGCGATCAAGACCGAGACCTTGGCACTCACGCCCGATCAAGAATCATCCCTCGCTCAAGTTATCGAGGACGCCCGCGCGCGGGTTAGGAAATGAGTCCAACAGAATTTTGCGTCAAAAAGCTAGGCTTGATACCATACGTCTGGCAGATCGAGGCGATGGAATCGGTTGCGCTTTACCAGCCGTCCAGCGTGGTTGCAGCCAATGGCAGCGGCAAGACTGACAGGCTAGTTGCGCCGCTCATTTTGTGGTTCCTTCACACCTACCCGAAAGGCAAGGTTGTTTTCACGTCTGGATCATTCCGGCAGCTCAGCAATCAGTTATGGCCAGCGGTTCGCAAGCATCGCAGCAAATTCCCAAGCTGGAATTTTCTATCCGAAGAGGTTCGCACACCGGAAGGAGGATTCGCCCTTGGATTCTCGACTGACGATCCGGGACGCGCCGAGGGATGGCATGGAGAGCCAGATGCGCCGCTTTTCCTCATCATCGACGAGGCTAAGACGGTTCCAAACGCTATCTTTGAGGCATTCGACCGATGCACGCGCATTTGCCAGTTATGGGTATCATCTCCAGGTTCTCCTCGTGGTCAATTTTACGATTCCCATCACAAAACTGCATCGCTCTATTGGACGCGCAAAGTTCCATCCATGGAATGCCCGCACATCCCCGAGGAGCGAAGAGAGCTTGACCGAATCAAATATGGAGAGGACCACCCTCTATATCGATCAAAGCACCTGGCTGAGTTTACTGAGGACTCAGAGAGGCTGGTCATATCGCCCCAGCGGCTTCGCGAGGCGCTGACGATCCAACCAGATGCTGATGAGGACGGCGAGGTGGTGGCATTCTGCGACTTCGCAGCGGGACGGGATGAAAACGTGCTAGCTATCCGAAAGGGAAACCGGGCGCGGATTATCAAGGCTTGGGTGGAAAAGGACACGGTTCAAGCGTGCCGTCAATTCGTGAAGATGTTCCAAGAACACGGGCTTGCACCGGGTCAGATTTACGGTGACGCCGATGGACTAGGAACGGGTTTCATCTGCCAGATGTCGGAGGAAGGATGGCACGTTAATCGCTTCCACGGAGGCCAAGCAGCAAGCGACAAAGACGAATACGCTAACCTGATTGGAGAAGTTTGGCACGTTGCAGCTCGCGAGATCGAGCGCGGGAGGATCAACCTTGGAGAGCTTGATCCAACCACGTTTGAGCAAATCACCACGCGGAAAAGCGAGTGGTCAGACACTGGCAAGCTGAGGTGTGAATCGAAGGAAAAGATGCAGAAGAACGGCATCAAGTCGCCTGACAGAGCCGACGCCTTACTTGGGTGCATCGCATGCGGTTCCCGCCTTTACGGCGCATGGAGCGGTAAATCTAAGGTGATTTCCCCTCGCTCGCAGTTCGCAACCCCTCGCGCCGGAGGCTTTAACGCAATTTGATTGCCAGACCGCTACGGAAACCATTAGCGCCAATGCATGACCAAATCAGAGCAGGCCGGAATCGTTTGGCCAATCCCGGCAAACTACCGCACCAATGATTTTGACCTCGCCAATGTCACGCCTGATATCGTGCGGGGCATCTTGCGCAATGTCCGCAATGGTAGGATCGAGGATCAGGATCGTCTTTTCCGTCTCATGCTGGACACATGGCCAAGGCTTCGCAAAAACCTAAACGAAGTTTCCGGCGCGGTTTCACGATTGGACATCGAGATCAAACCAGCAACACGCGAGGGCGAAGATGATCCGACGCCGAGGGCATTGCTGATTTACGAAACGGTGGAGAGGGCGCTTGAGTCATTCGCCCCAAGGCCGGGATATTGGGAGCTTTCGACGATCGACATGGTCAAGGCGCTAATTGATGCCTACGCAAAGGGCATCACAGTATTGGAGATCGTCTGGCAGGTGTCAAACGGAGTCGTTTCGCCGCGATGCTATGCGCCAGTGCCTGCTAAATACCTCGCATACCCGCAGATGGGAGGCGAGGTTGACCGACTGATGATTGCGCCAGCAGGGACCGTTAACGGACCGCTTGAGGACTTCCCGCCCGACAGGTTCCTGATTGGAGTATGGGGTCAAGGAGGCATCCACCCGATCCACTCAGCAGCATTGCGGACGCTAACCAAGCACTGGCTTGCTGCTATCTATGGCCTTGGCTGGCTCATGCAATTTGCCCAGCTTTTCGGGATTCCAATGAGGACAGCAAAAACGGACGGCAGCGAGGAAGCGATGACTAGAGCCGCTGACATGCTCGAATCTATCGGCACGTCTGGATGGGCCGCAACGGGACCGGGGACCGAGTTTGAGATCCACTCAGCAATCAGCGGCGCAGGTGATTCGCTCCCACAGTCACACCTCATCGATGTTGCCGACCGAGCTTGCGACATCCTGCTTTTAGGGCAAACACTAACGACGGACAACACCGGGACAGGTTCGCGAGCGCTTGGCGAGGTTCATGCCGGAATCCGATCCGAGGTCTTGCAAACCGTTTCCTCATGGGTTGCTGACATCATCAACACTCAACTCATCCCGGCAATCGTGCGCATGAATTTTGGCACGGTTGAGCCGGAAGACATGCCGTATTGCGTGCTAGATATCCCGAAGGTCAAAGACGAAAAGACTATTGCCGAGAGGTTCAAGATTTACAAAGAGATTGGAGTTAAAATCCCCGAAGAATGGGCATACGAACAACTTGGAATCCCCAAGCCAATCGAGGGCGAGGCTATTTTCGGAGCGATTGAACCGATCGATGACATTGATCCGACGTTTGACCTGCAAGCCGCTCGCGCGGAAGACATTGACCTAAGGCCGACCGAAGCCATGGCGAACAACGCTAAGAAAGCCTTGGAGGTTCGCAGGACTAAGCCGAGAAGCCAGCAAGGAATGACCGCCGTGGGCATCGCTCGTGCTCGTGACATTTCAAACCGCACGCAACTTTCAACCGATACCGTAAAGCGCATGGTTTCGTTCTTCGCTCGCCACGAGGTGGACAAAATGGGCGAGACATGGGACGAGCAAGGCAAAGGATGGCAAGCATGGCACGGATGGGGAGGCGATGCGGGCAAGTCATGGGCAGAGTCGAAACTTAAGCAAATCGAAGGCGATGACTAACGATCAACTATCGGACATTTCCGCGCGATGGCTTGAGCCGATCGACATAATCCTTGGCGACCTCATTGAGAAATCCGAGAGGATGACCATTGGAGCATTCAACCGTGAAGTTGAGGAAGTGATTAAACTCATCCCCCAGCTTTTTGGTCAACTGGATCAAGAGTTCCTCACTCAACAGCTTGAGGATGAGTTTGGAATGGCAATCATCAAGGGGCTAGAAAATGCAATCAGGTAAGTCATTCGTATCGGTTAGCATCAAGGCGACTGGACTCAATGAAGCCAAGCTGGCAGCGTTGAATCTAGCATCCCGATCATCGCGCAAGAGCGCTGTAGAGGTTGGAGCGCTAGCCGCGCTTGATAGCATTAGAGGGTATTACGCCACCTACGGACGAGACAGGTGGATCAACCCAACCTTGCCGACTCATGGGCCGGGGCGCGTTCCAACTCAGTGGTGGAGATCCACTCAGACCGGGTGGTTCATGGGGCGAGCTACCGCAAACGGAGTGAGATTTTCCAACTCAACCATTGGGCTTGCACACAAGATCACGGGCGGAACTATCCGAGCAAAGCGAAAGAAATTCCTGACGATCCCGATCACACCGAGAGCGCACGGGATGACCGCCAAGCGATACAGCCAAACGATCAGCCCTCTGTTTCGCGTTAAAGGAGTGCTTGCCGAAGCGACCGATGACGGAGGAATCAATCCGGTTTTTGCGCTCGTCAAGTCAGTCACCCACAAGCCATGGCCGGGTGCGCTGCCCCCAGAAGACTCATACTTGACCGCGTTTGCCAATGGCGTTCTGGACTCGCTAGCCGCCGAAATGATGACCGCGAAATGACCCGACAAAACCCAAAATAAAAAAATGTTGCCATTCCTCAGGAAACCCTTCGAGTCATTTCAGATGTTCGCAAACCGCTCATTGATCACCGCAGCTTTTCAAGCCGAGATTTCCGGTCTTGAAGGTTCGATCGTGTATCTCCCAGAGGGCAAACACCGCATTTCCGCAACCGTTGGAGGCAAGCCTAAGACGGTCGACGTTGAGATCAATGCGACCATTGCAGCATCATTCCAGGCGGGGCTTTCCAAACGTTTTGAGTCTAACGTGCGACCATTCGCCGGATTTGACCACGTTGCGGGAGCCGCTTCATTCATCCCGACGGCTTTCCGATATGAGGAAGGAGTGGGCCTTGTGCTTGATGTTGAATGGACCGATGCCGGACGCCGAGCCGTCGAGGGCCGTGACTATTCCTATTTCTCCCCGACTTTTTTGCTATCCAAGGATGGCATCCCTACCGGACTTGCCGATCGTGGCGAGATCGGATCACTCGTTAATGATCCCGCATTTGTGGAAATTCCACGCATCGCAGCTTCTCATTCTAACACTGAAGAAATTATGATTGAACACCTCATTGAGCTAGGACTTGTGGAGGCGTCGCAAGACGTTGAAACCGCAATGGCCGCAGCAAAAACCAGCCTTGCCACATTGCGCGAGTCCGCATCTACCGCCGAAACCGTCCAAGCCGCCGCTGTCGAAGCTGCTGCCGATTACGACAAGATGAAGGCACGGATGATGGAGCTTGAAGAAGAGAATACCAAGCTCAAGAAAGGCATGTCTGACAAGGCAAGCGCTGCCGCCGATCACGCCATTGACGAAGCTGTCAAATCGGGCCGCATCGCGCCTCAAGACGAAGCCACGAAGTCATTCTGGCGCTCGTCCATCCTCGCTGATGAATCATCCGCTCTCATCCTCGCATCCATCCCCGCAAACCCAGCATTGAGCGGTCAAACCGTTCTTGCTGGACGCAAGGAAGACACCCCTAACCTTTCCGCTTTTGAGACAGTTCAAGCTAGTTTCAAAGCTCAACTCGCAAACCTAAACACTAAGTAAATATGAGTCACACTCTACTCGACTTGCTCAAGCTCAATGGAGCCGATCAAGTAAACGGCCTCATCGAAGAGGTCCGCACCGTAGCTCCCGAGGTTACGATCATTCCAGCTCGCACCATCCGAGGCACTAGCTATCCGGTTGCCGTTCGCTCTGGTCTTCCAACTGTCGGTTTCCGCGCTGCAAACGCAGGTCAAGACCCTAGTAAATCCCGCTTCACAACCCGCAACGTTGAGACGTTCATCCTTGATGGCCGGATCGAAGTTGATAAGGCAGTGGCTAACGGATACGAAGATGGTCCCGACGCACTGATCGCACTTGAGGCACGAGCCTTCACGCAAGCCGCAATCCTGACCATCGGTTCGCAAACCTTCTACGGTGACGCGACCGCTTCCAAGGGATTCTTCGGACTCCGCAAGCTCGCCACTGAAATGGGTTCGCTCATCGAAGATGCAGGCGGCAGCGCACCAGGAACCGGATCATCCGCTTACCTCATCTCCGCAGGCAACCAAGGCGTTCAATACGTTTACGGCA